GAAACCCCACAGGAAACGCTAGAACGGGTTAAGAGCTCATTTCCCAAGGTGGTGGGATACAAAGTACCGCCCAGAGAACTCAAGCCTCTCAAGGCGTTTAAAGAAGCTGAGATCAGTGACCGACCTAAGATCTTTCTGACTAACAGCATCATGGACGACAGTGAGTGGCAGGATGCTGTGGATGCCTACAAGCAGACTGAGCTTCCACCGAGCCGGTTTGACGAAGAGGCTGAAACCTTGGGGGGAGTTCCTGAAGGGTACAACATCTACAACTGGGAAGCTGAAGCCAATCTGACTCATGACTTTGTAGAAAAAGTCAGGATGGGACAGGAAGAGGCGGCAAAGAGTGCAGGTATCCAAGACTTCGTTTGGATCGCGATCCTAGATGACAAGACGGACGAATGTTGTTCCACGAGATCAGGAATGAGTACCACTGAAATTGAAAATGCATTAGATTCAGGTAATCTGGATTCAGACGTATGCGAAGAGACTGTTCCTCCGGCCCACTTGAATTGTAGGTGTAAGCTGGTGCCTATGGGAGACACGGTTGAGAAGACGGACGTGGACTGGGGAACGTTTGACGACTGGATAGAAGCTTGAGTTGTTATCTAAAAATAACGGTAGGACACAATTATCTTTAGATAACAGAGGAAAAGTTCATTAGAGCTTATGAGAGCTGAACTCAGGGTTAAGGATAACCCTTTGAATTATGGAAGATTTTATCACGGAAGAGTCCCTCACTCAGGGTAGTAGGGACAAGTCAGTTCGAGCGAGACACCTCGCTGGCCAATGGAACGAGTCACAAGACTACGAGCCAGATGATTCCTTCTATCCCGTAGATACGACTCTCCTAGAGAACTTCAAGTCAGTGCACACCACTCAGGAGATGCTGAACTTCTTAGAAGCTCACCCTAAGGTGGAACTAGACGCTAAGGTGCTGGGGTTCTGTAAAGAGGGGAAGAAGATCAGATCGATCCCCAAAGCTCAGTTCCTAGAAGCTTTCAAGCACAACGATTCAGCTAAGATGAAAGAGGCGCTCGATGCCTTCTCTCTGGATGACATTGATGTTTTTTCAAACCAGCTCGTGGGTCAAGATTTCGTTCCCATTCTGGGTGGTCCTTTCTTCAAGAATCTTTACTACTGGCAAGACTACATCCGGATGCACGCTCAGTGCTTCTACGCCTATCACCACGATCCGATAGCCAGAGCCATTGTCCACATCACGAGAGACTTCGTCCTAGGAGGCGGGTTCAAGATCGTCTGTGACACCAAAGATCCCATGGGCAAGAAAGCCATGGCTACCTGGGAAGCCTTTGAGACGGCCAACAACATCCAAGAGCAGATCAATCACGTGACTCTGGAAAGCTCGATCTATGGCGAAGTCATGATTTGGAAGCTTCCCAACAACCAGACCAAGATCACGTATAGGTTGGCTCCAGATGATAAGATTCCCACCGGACTCATCCCACGGGTGAGACTCATTGACCCATCCAACATCGTAGAAGTGATCACCTACCCAGAAGACATTACGAGAGCCCTCACCTACGTGTGGCTCACCCCCACCCAGTACCAAACCTACACAGGTTCTGGGCAAGAGGGGAAGCCAAGCCAACCCGTCATGAAGTTCATCTATCGGCAGATCCCTGCTGAGCAGATGCTTCACTTCAAGATCAACTCAGTCTCTAACGAGAAGCGGGGACGATCCGATCTATTCCCAGTGCTGGGCTATCTCAAGCGCCTTAGAGATTCGGTCAACTATCAGATCATCTCTCTTCAGAAGCAAGCCGCTTGGAGTATCGATACGACGATTGAAGGAGCCCAATCCGATATCGATGCCTACGTTCAGGATCAGCAGTCCATTGGCACGATTGCCCCAGTAGGATCTGAGTTTGTCCACACAGGCAAGATCAAGCGGGAATACCTAGCTCCAGCTACAAGCGGCAGAGGGGGATCCGTCGCCTTTGAATGGGCAATCTCTATGATCTCAGCCGGCGTGCAAATTCCAACGTCTTATTTCGGTACGCACCTCTCAGGAGGGCAGACCAGAGCTTCGGCGCTAGTGGCTACCGAGCCCGTAGCTAAGAAGTTCCAGATGAGACAGAACTTCATCAGAGGCATCGTGCTTGAACTCTGGAAGTATGCTCAAGAGCAAGCTGGCAACCCAGTACCTGACTGCGACGTCCTATTCCCTGAAGTCATTGAGCAAGACAGAAGTACGAAGCTCAAAGATCTAGCCCTGGCTCAAATGCAGGGTTGGATCAAGCCTCAGAGAGCTGCGGAAACTGCTGCCAAGGAATTCGACTTTCAGGATTACCATTGGGACGAAGAAAGCGAAGAGATTCAAAAGGCTAAGGCTCAGATGCCCCCAGGCATGGCTAGCCCACTCACTGCTCCTCCGACAGCAGGACTGAAGCCCGTTCCTCCCAATGGAATTGGGCCCACACAACCCGAAACTCCAGCCAAGCCATCCGCTGTCACAGGCCCTGAACGGGAGAAACTCAAGAAACACTATGGACAACTCTAATCCTTTTCCAAATTCCATCGAAGAAATTTGGATGAATCCAGAGCGCTTTGGCATTCCAGCATTTGACGAATTTAAGAAAGACCCTGATAAATATAGAAAGAGGCCAGATGATCTGTTTGCTTCAGCCGACGCATCTACTCAAACTTTCAGGGAAGTGCTCAGAAAGCAGCGCTACTTTTGGAAGAATGAGTATGAAGCCAACAGCTTAGAAGAGATTGAAAGGATCTGCCGGGAGGAAGGGATTAGTTACGACTCCCTGAATATGTGCCCGGCGGTAGTACCAGTAGAAGCAGGGAAGTTTGATATCTTTGTTTCATTCTGGCCCAAAGAACCTCTGATCGTTGCTTGAGGAAAAGGAATTCTTCGATGCCTAAAAGCTTTATCAAAGACGAAGATACTTGGAAGAAGGCTAAAGCCGCAGTCGATCCCGAAGGAAAGGGAGCTGCCAAGTATGACAATCCCTACGCAGTCGTGACTGACGTCTACAAGAAGATGGGTGGACAGATCGGTAAGCAGAAGGAAAAAGCAGGCTACAACACTCCCGCCTCTGGCTCTGGCATCACCGTCCCTTGCATGATGATGGCTCAAGCTGAAGCCCTAGCCAAAGTCGGTAAGACAGAAAAAAAAAGTAACCTAAGTGACGCACCACAAGATGGGGATGAGGCAGCGAGGAAGATGCTGATCGAAAACCCACACATGGCTGCCGCAAGCCTCTACAACAATCTCAAAGCCAAAGGATACGCCATCACGGACAAGACCAAGCAAGCAGACTCAGGCTCTTCGATGGCAGCTCCTCTCAGAGCTAAGCCCAAGGAGTCTAATCCTGCGATGAAGAGCACCCTCTCTTTCCAGTGTAGGGTTCAGGAAGCAGCTCATAAGAACGATGGCATTGGCCCCACCTCTTTCAAGACCATCCTCATTCAAGAAGGGTTGGGGAATCTCAAGGACACGTTTTATTACACAAGAGAGGCGTTAGAATCAGCGATACCGCTATTTACGGGCAAGAAGATCTACGCCAATCATCCCTCAAGAGACGAAGAAGAGAATCGTCCTGAAAGGGATGTGAGAGATATCTTAGGTCACTTTGAGAACATTCACATTGAGGAAGACGAAGAGGGAAGAGCGCAGCTGGTAGGGGATGTAGTAGTGCTTTCTGAAGAACCCTTTCGCTGGGCACGCGCTCTCATGAACCATGCTGTGGATTATTCAGAGAAGTTTCCTGACAAGGAGTTTGTTGGACTCAGCATCAACGCTTCAGGAAACGCTCAAGAGAAAAGCTTAGACGATTTGTTTCGGGAAGACAGTTTACCCCGCTCAGTGCTCCCGAAACTTCAAAAAGCCAAGGATCAAGGGATTGATTCGGTGAGGGTAGTCAACGAACTCAACGAAGCAGTGTCTTGTGATCTGGTGACGGAAGCAGGAGCCGGGGGAAAAATCTTAGCTCTCATGGAACAGGAGAAATCTATGGCTAAAAAGGAAAGCGAAAAGAAAGAAAAGAAGATCGAAGCCGAAGACGAAATGAAACAAAAGAAGCATGAGTATGAGGACGAGAAAAAGGAAGATGAGAAGAAAGAAGATGGCGACGATGGTCATGATGACGAAGACCAGGACAAAGCCTTGATCAAGAAGATGATCAAGAAGCACCTGGGCGATGACCACGCTGATGATGAAGACACCCAAAAGATGGCTCAGATGGCTTATGAAGCCTATAAAGAGATGGGCCATGAAGGGGAAGAAGCCGAAGAGATGGCGGGTAAGCACATGAAAGCTGCCTACCAAATGGGTAAGGCCATGGCTGCTAAGAAAGACGATGACGGCGACGCAGACGACAAGCATGAGTCTGAGGATGAAAAGAAAGAATCCGAAGACGAAAAGAAGGAAGCCAAGAAACTTGAGCGAGCCCTCATCTCCCAGAAAGCTACCACTACTCATCTCCTTGAGAAGCTCAAGAAATATGAGCTGGCTGAATATCTGGATCAGAAGTTAAACGAATCCAAGAAACCTATGAGCTTCACCAAGAAGTTCAGAGAAGCTTTAGGCGCTCCCAAGAGCAAAGAGCAGATCAATGAGTCTTGGAATCTTTTTGTGAAATCCTACGAAGCTTTGTCCCAGGGTGGGGACTTAGGTGAAGGGGATTGTTTTATCATGACTGAAAAGTCTTATGGTCACTACGAGTCTCCAAAAGGCCAGAAGGGTTCTTTTGAAGACTGTGTGGACTAAGGCTGAAACCATTAACTAAGGAAGGACACGAATATGGCTACGTTGCCAATCAATAACCTGATTCGTGGCATCCCTAAGTCGATCTTTGAAAGCGCGATCAATGTCATTGGATCTAGCAATAGCTGGAACCAAGGGGACATCTTGGCTTTTGATACTTCGGCTAAAGTGTTGAAGGCTGTCTCTGCTGATAGCGATAGCCCCAACGTCTTAGGCGTTGCCCGTCAAACCATCGTGAGCGGCAAAGTCCGTTCACCCTACACCGGCACAGCAGTCGATGCTTCTCAAGCAATTGAAGACATCGCAGGTCCTGCCTACAGCGTTGTAGCAAAGCTGATCCTGAAAACAGGCGATGCCTTTGCTCCAGGCGCTCTGGTGTATCTCTATACCGCAGG